ACTCGTGAAGAGGTCGATGAGAAGATAGCTGAGTTAGGTAAATGAGCTAAATAGGAACTCTGATATAATATAGATGAAAAAACTAAGCGAAACATATAAGGAACTAGGGATTGCTTTTAGCTTCCCTATCGAGATTAAAGACGACAATGGAAAGATGACCTACTGCGAGCCTAGCGATGACTATTGGTGTAAGTATGAATACGACGCCAATGGCAAACAGACCTACTATGAGGACAGCACTGGCTACTGGCATAAGTATGAGTACAATGCTGACGGCAATGAAACCTGCTGCGAGAACAGCACTGGATACTGGCATAAGTATGAATACGATGCCAATGGCAAACAGACTTACTACGAGACCAGCACTGGCTACAAACGAGGAATACCAAAGTCCTCTAAGACCCGCGAAGGTGAAGTAATAGAGGTTGATGGAATTAAATATAAACTAAAAGCACTATGAAAAAACTAAGCGAAACACTAACAGAACTAGGGATTGCATTTAGCTTCCCTATCGAAATTAACGATTCCAACGGAAATGAAACCTACTGGGAGAACAGTGATGGCTTCTGGTGTAGGTGGAAGCGTGACGCCAATGGCAAACAGACCTACTATGAGGACAGTAATGGATACTGGCATAAGTATGAGCGTGATGCCAAGGGCAATGAGACTTACTTCGAAAACAGCGGCGGAGTAAAGCGAGGAACACCTAAGACAGCCAAGACCTGCGAAGGCAAAGTTGTCGAAGTAGATGGAATTAAATACAAACTAAAAGCACTATGAGAGCTAAACTAGAATTTAAACTACCGGATGACCAATATGAGTTTGACCTATGCCGGAAGGCTGGCGAGCTGCAAGATGAATTAAATTGGATTAACACCCAAGTTAGATCATGGCGCAAGCATGGGCATAAGTTTAAGGATGCAGACGAAGCATTAGATACTATTTGGGATTCCATGGATCACTCGCTGCTGGATCATTGAGGACCAAGCAACCATCATGTTGACGATTCAAGCGCCCCGGAAGGGGCGCTTTTTTGTGCCTGATTTATAGCATATATAGCTCGCTTGACTTTTCATGCTTTAATGTAATTGTAATGTTTGTTATGAAAATAGATAATAATATACCATTACCACAAGGCAACAGGGAGAAGTTCCCATTTAACAAAATGGAGGTCGGCGATAGCTTTATTGCTTCAAATGATCCTAGCGAGTTCTCAGAGGTCATACAAGTGATCAAAGAGCGCAATGAAGCCGGAGACGGCCGACTCTTCTTTTGGCACATTGTTGATGAGCCAATTGAATCAATGCGTGTCTGGCGCGTTTCACTTGATGACTATTTTGAGCGATGCGCTCCAAACGACAAGAAATTGATTGATTGCTTATTTGATATTATAAAAACGCATGGTGGCGAAACTACACATAGTAATTTGATAAGATCTGAATTATCTGAGCGTGAAGGGTCTTTAGGTGATAGGCAGAATGCAATTGAGAAATACAAATTTCTTTTTACTATGACTAGGCGCAATAAACCAGGTGGCGGCTATACAATAAAAATAGCATAAATTGAACAGCGCCGAGCGTAAATGCTCGGCGCTTTTTTGTGCCTGGTGATCATGGCAGATTATGCTTTCAAATGTAAAAATTGTAAAAACCCTCTCTATCTCAAGCCGTGAATGTATTCAAGCCTTGATAACATTGATAACCTTACAAGCCTTGAATATGAACTTGACCGTTAGTTTTCAATTCTATTCTAGCCCTCTATCTATAATATATTCAAGGCTCGTAAGGTAATCATACTTTCAAGGGGTGCATAGTCAAAGCATACACGTGAATTTGATATACTGAGACTCATTCTCATTTGCTTGACTTTACAAGCATGATGTCTATACATTAGCGCCATGAATCAGAAACCAGTTAAACAATGGCAGCCTAGGGGCGGCACTAAGATGTGCAGCTTCCGGCTACCTCATGTCACAGTGTCGCAGCTTGAAGAGCTGGCGGCCAAACACGGCACGTCCAAGGTGCAGATGATCGTGGAGTCAGTTCAGCTTGTCCACGAGACGATGCTCGCTACAGATGATTAGTTGCGCTAATACTAGGATGGGGGGGTATAAGGAATCTTTTTGAAAAGAGGCCATCTTGGGTTTAGCGACTTCGTGTAAAAAAATCGAATTTTGTAAATTCAAAAAATCAATATAAGCTAGCAGACATGGCGAACAAAAAAACATTAGGCGGCCGCGCACAGAAATACGGGTGCAGCATTCCGACGATGAAAAATTGGTTGTCGGAAGGCTTCCCCGATGACGGCGGCCATGCCGATCTGGAATGGCTGAAGACTCGGACCAGACTGCCAGCCAAAACAAAGGCGCTAGTTGCAGAGCATGTGAAAGCGACGCAGCCGAAGCGGCCGAGCAAGAAGCGCAAGAAGAGCGAAGCGAAGACGGCCGAAGAGTTGCGCGACGAATACTTTGCAGAGCTGCAAACTGCGAAGGATGCATTTGATGAAGAGCGCGAAAAGATTGCGCTCAATGCTTATTTAAAAATTGATAAGCAGATCCGCGAAGCCGAGGCGCACGCAAAGAAGCTGGGACTTGATCGCGGCGAGATGTTATCACGCGACGAAGTCTGTCGAATTGTTCGCGCGTCAACTTATGCTGGCAATGCATGCATTGAAGGCACACTTGAGCAGATCAGCGAGAAAGTGTCTGCCATGGAAACACCGGAGCAAGTTTACAATTTTCTGAAGCCGATCATTCTTGGCGGGCGATTGTTCGCTGGATTCTCAAAAGTTGCCAAGACGCCAGGCGAGGTAAACTTGCCAGAATGGCTTTGCGACATCTGGCAGACAAGCGCCGACGATTATTTGAAAGGCGTAAAGCTAAAATGAATCTGCTTGAACTAGAAACACAAGATCCGGTCTCATGGTGCGAAAATAACATCACTCTAGATTATGGCGCATTTGATCGCGAAAACCATCCGTTGATGGTTGAGCCGATCACGGCTGCTGCTAAGATACGCGGCGGCACGGTCGGCTTGATTGGATCGGTGCAGCACATTAAGACATTGACCGCGCAGTTGCTACATCTTTACAAGGCAGCCACCGCACCATGCCGGGCGGCTCATTATGATTTGACCAAAGAAGCCATCGCCGAGTTTAGCGATGACAAGTTTACACCCTTGATTGACAATACGGATGCCGTGACTCGATTGATTCCGGAGCAAGGCTACAGGCGCGGCAAGTTTTACACTGGCATGCCATATGGATTCATTCGTTTATTGTCGGCCCGTATCTTAGCAAATCGAAATTCAAAAACATTAAAGTTTGTCTCGATGGATGAATCGTGGGCATATGAAGACGGCGAGGGATGGATCGAGCAGGTGCATGACCGCCAGGCATCTTATCCATGGAGCTGGTCCATGTTTTTACCATCATCGGGGCAGACCGAAGGCAGCGAGCTGGATGTCATGTGGAAAAAGTCTACTCAAAAGGTCTGGCATATTAAGTGCGACTGCTGTGGCGAGATGATTCCTTATGTCTGGTCATTGGAAACAAAAGACGGCCAAGTGCCGCGCGGCGGCATGCGATGGGGCAAGCATGACGAGATTTGCAACGATGACGGCACAATCAACAAAGACAAATTGACCAAGTCTATATATTATGAGTGCCAGCTTTGCCATGGGCAGATGCCATGGAGCGCAGGGCATGTAGCAAGGCGCAACAAGGACGGCGCATATATACAGACCAATAAGGATGGCGATCCGAAAATCGACTTTTACAATTACAATGCAATCTCGCATTTTCCATGGCCCGATCTTGTGATGCTATGGAAAGACGCATGCTCGGAGCGGCAGCGCGGCTCATTGACTGGCATAGAGAATTTCATACGCAAGCGACTTGCCGAGCCATGGGATGAAAAGAAATATGTCTCGACCGATAAGATTCCGGAAGCATCTGGTGGCTACAATCGCGGCGACGCATGGGAAGATGCTAAGTTTTTATTTTGCACGGTTGACGTGCAGCAAGATCACTACTACTGGCGCATTCGAGCATGGGGCATGGTTGACGGCAAGCTTGAGACTCGCGGCATTGATTGGGGCAAGGCAATGTCAACTGGCGAAATTAAAGACGTTTGTGACAATTGGGGTATTCCGCAAGGCGGCTTAGATTCAAATGTCGGCTGCCGCGTTTTTCTCGATGGCAATTATAATACCTCACAAGTGCGGCGCATCTGCTCTGAAAATGGCTGGATGATGCTGCGCGGCGATGACAAAAAGCAATTCAGGCACAAGGATGGATTGTATCGCATGTACTCTCCGATTCAATATGTTGACGCATGGGAAGGCACTGGATCAAACAATCAGCGA